CTCCGTTGAAAGAGCACGCACCCGGCTTGGCTGCGTGGACGAGCACGAACCACATGACCGCGCAGTTGATCGTGAAGAGCGCCACGACGATTAGACCAACGGTTCGCATCGTCTTAGCCTTGGGCATCGGTGGCCTCCGCGATGGCTGACTCTGCGACGGCGATATATTCGCGGCTGCTTGCGTAGTCGTACTTGGCGACGTAACCCTTCGCCAACGGCAGGACCAATCCAAGCGCCTCAGCCAGCCGCGCCACGCGGGCCTTGAGCGCGTCACGTTCGACTTCCACGCGAACAAGCTGCTCTGTGCGCCTGAAAATCGTGCGGACGTCTGACTCGATGCGGTCGGCGGCTTCTTCCATCGCTCGCTCATGCGTCGGCATTTCCGGCATCGCCTGTCGCAACCGCTCCACCAGATCGTCGGCGGCGCTGCCCCGACCTTCGCGACCCCGCTTGATGCTTGCGACCACTTCGTCATCTTGCGCGTCAAGTTCCCGGCGCGCGGCTTCTTCGCGTAACCAATGAACCCACCCAATAGGGCGCATGGTGTCGGCAGAATATCGGTCGTAGCACGCGAACAGATCAGACAGATCGCTGATCTGTCCCGGCGTTAACTTGTCCATGTCACGCACCTTTCCAACATGTTTGATGCCAAGCGCAGAACTTGCACTCGAAGAAATCAGACGCAGCCGCGACACGCGGCAAAAGCTCTTGCGCGTCCGTTGCCTTCAAAATCCGTACGGCCTTGTCGCTAGTGCGCTGCGCTAGCTCCGCGTCGAACGCGACAAGCTCGTGATAGCGTTCCATCGTGTCGGCGTTCGTCGCGGTAAACAAAGCAGGCTCTTGCAAATCAAGATAAGCCTGATAAATAGCGATCTGCGCGGCATAGCCAGGATACGCGGACGCAACGCCCGCGCGCGAGACTTTGGCGAAGCCCTTAGAGCCTAGCATCTTGTGTTCCCACACGGCGGGCAGGCGCGTGGCGACAGGGGCCGATAGAATAACCCCGTCGCAATGGCCCGCGAACCTACCGCCCGCAACGCTAAAGCCGACTTGCGCGCCGTCGTTGCCGCGCGTTTTGATCGTAAAGCCAGCCGCTTCCATATCGCGGATCGCGACTTCTTCGCCCCAATGGCCGCGCGCAAATATGCGAAGCGTGCGCGGTGAGAATTCTTCGCGGTCTGGCTCCACGCCGACGAACTTGTATTGGATTTGCCGCTCGCACGGCGCACCGATTACCGACGCGCCCAGATACTCGCGCCGCTCTTGCGCGCGGGGCTTGACGCCTTCGATGGCCGCATTGACGAGCGCCGAAACGTCGCCCGGCTTGGCGCGATGGTTAAGGTCCAGCATCAAAACGGCACCTGTGTAGAAAACGCCGCGCGTTCAATCTTCGCCATATCCGCGTCACTGAATCGCGCTTCCACGCCCAAGGCGTCAAACGCCTCGATGAAGTGCTTTACCGGCTCGGCTGCAATCGGATCGCCGCGCAACCGCTGGAACCAGTCGCACAACTTGCCGACGCGCTCATATTCCTCGATAGCCGCGAACGCCAGCGCGTCAAACGCGGACTTGTCGAGCGTGTCAAGCGACGGACGCCACGCTTCGTTGTTCCAAAGCATTTGCGCCATGTGACGCGCGAGCGATTCGTAAATCGTCGTTCCGCGATGGCTCATGTGGGCAGCAAGTCTTGCCATATTGTCGGCTCCTGTGTTTTTGCCTGTTCGGCCCGTGCGACGATCCAGCCGCTAACCGCCGCCGTTGCGATGCCCTGCAACTCCGCGAAGGTTAGCGACCGGATAGGGGCGGCGAGGCGACCGGATTCGAGTAACCATTCTCCGACCGCCTGCGCCGCCGCCTCCGTCGCGGCTCGCTGTAGTTCGTCGTCCGTCAACGGGCCATCCATGCGGGCATAGCGCCCTTTGTGCCGTTAGCAGCCGCCGCCTGTGCAGCCGGGGGCGTCCAAGCGGGCTTGGTAGCGGGCGCAGCCTTTGGCGCTACGGGTGCGCCCGCAACGCCCATCGCGGGGCCATATTCCGCACGATCCGGCGTTACCGCACGGTCGAGTTTGTTCTTCGGCTTGTATTCGCCCTTCGCCGGTTCGACGCCAATCTCCGCGCAGAACTCCAAGCCGTTGAAAACCTCAAGGCCGGGGATACGGCGCACGCTTTGGGCCTTCGGGCTTTCGTCCTTCGGGTCGATCTGGTACGCGCTTTCGATGATGGCGCGCAGCGTCTGGCGGGTAATCATCCCGCCCTTGCTGTTGCCGTTGTCGTCCAGCTTGCCGCCCGACACCGTGAGATTGCCCCAAAACTTGCGCTTGGCAAATTCGCCGTCGGCAACCGTGAACTCGCAATTCAGATACTGCGCGTCGGACGATTTGCTTGCGGTCAAAATGCCGTCGGGGCCGGCACCACCGGGGCGGATCGTCATGACGGCGCGTGCAATCGTGCCGTCGGGGATCAGTTCGCCGCCTGCGCGCTGCTGGTCGGCTGTATTCAGATCGTAGTCCATTTTCTAGTTCCTTTCGAGTTGGGTTAGGCTGCGTTTTCGGTCGGGGTTTGGTAGTTCAAGCGCGCGGCGACGGGCTTGACCGGGCCGCGTATCTTTTCCATGAGCTTGCCGAGGTGCGGTTCCTCCTGCGCGTCCAAGCGCCCGCTGCGGTCTTTGGCGGGAACGCCTAGCGGATTGAGCGTGTGGCAGATAAACGCGCGGTACGGCGTGCCGTCCTCGGTACGCATTTCCGTCATCGCGATAACCTCGTCAACGATGCCGGGAAGCTCCAGGCCGGTCTTGCTGCCTTCGATTTGCAGCGCGTAAAAGGGCCGGTTGAACTCGTCCTGCTTCTTGTCCAGCAGCCCGACAAGCCACACGTTTTTCGCGGGCGTGTGCTGCGCGTGCGTTAGCCAGCCGATCATCTGTTGACCTAACAGCCCATAGGCGCCGCGCACATCCGGCTTGCCGGTTTTCTCCGAGAACGCTTCCGGCTGGCCCTTGGCCCATTGCAGGCAAAGGCGCGATGCGACCGTGATCGAGTCGATAAACACCGTCTCGATGCCCGGCGTTATCTCGTCAAACGTCCCGCCCGCCTCTTTGCAGACAGCGGCGTAGTGCGACGGCGAATAAATCTGATCGTCTCGCATCGCGGTGTTCGGACCACCGATCCAGCAGATAAGGTCGCGCGCCGTGGGCCAATCGCGCGCCCGGATTTCGCGCCCGTCCCAGCCCTGCACGGCCAATTCGCCCGCTTCGAGGTTTAGAAACAGCGTGCTTTCGGCGGGAAGCGTCCAAAGCAGAGACGTTTTACCGATGCCCGATTGCCCGTGTACGACACCCTTGATGCCACGGGGCGCTGATAGGCGCTCGTCGGCGGTTACGATCTTGAAGCGTGACATTATGCGGCCTCCGATTTGGCGTTTGCGATTTCGATTGCGAATGTGGGCTTCGCCGGTTCGACTGTGCGGGCGTGCGTCAAGAGCGCGCGAATGGCAGGCGGGGCCGCGTCGAACTTGCGCTCGTCGATCTTGATTTCGACCCTCGCGTAGTGCCGCGCGTCGGCCTCGGGCATCGCGGCGAGAACGTCGCGGAGCGCGACCTGATCCCATTTGACTTTCTTCGACAGGCCGCAGATCACGGTCGCGTCACCGTCCGCGAGGCGAATGGTTCCCGTATCCTTGCCAGCCGCGCGGCGCTGCGCTTGCGCCTGTTCGGCGTATTTGCGCGTCAAGGCTTCGTGCATCTTCAAACGTCGGCGGTCCTGCACTAGGTCGGCAGCGTCAAGATCGTTGACCAGCCCTGCCAGTTCGGCGGGCGTCAGGTCGGCAATCTGCGCGGGCGTCATTTCGTCGAGTGCGGTGGCGTTCCAGTTTTTCATCGTTCGGTTCCTTTTGCGGTTTGGGTTGCGGTTTGGGTTTGGGGTGCCTTGATCATCTCAACGCGCATCAGCCTGTAGTTTCCGGGTATCGGCAGACCGCCCGACCGGATGAACGCACCGAATTGCTGGCAATCGACGGCGCGGGTTATCGCGGGGTAGTCGATAAGCTCCGGGGGCTGAGTCCGGTCGCATTGGCCGGTGCCCGCGACCAAGCTGCACACGATCAACGCGCATATCGTCATGCGGCACCTGTCGGCGTG